ATTTCCGTTTTATTTACTTTAAATACTATTAAATCGGTTAGGGCTTGGCGGGTCTGGGTTGGTATAGATTTATAATTTTGACAGCATAACCATATGCATAGATGGGCATGTCTTCTATTATTTATCATATGTAATAAGAACTTTTCACAATCACCTCTTAAAAACTTTTGAACATCATCTAGAATAATTAAAGTTTTAAAGCCTTCTTGTGCGTTTTGTTCTGCTTTTTCATATGCTTGATGGAGATTATCAAGATTTAATTCATCATATATTAGTTCTTCTGGTATGTTCTCGCCCCAAAAGTCGCCACGAACAGAATGACGAGAATTAGGAGGACAAAATAATATGATGTCGTGGAATATTTTTTTAAATGCTTCTTTTGATTTTAAAAACGAAATTGTTAAACTACTTTTACCCGATCCTGCCTTTCCTAATAATAATAAAAAGTGTGGTTTATTCATTAATGAAAATACTTCTATTTTATCTAATTTTTCATCTAGTTTACCGTCGACTGTAAAAGATGGTTTATTTAAAATAGGTTCTTTATTTTTTTTAAAACTAATCATATAATATAAATTAGAAATAATTAAATTATTTTTTTTTGGAGACTATATAAAACATAATGTTTTAAATAAATGCTTGAATTTGTTTAGATGCAAGGTCAATAGATAAAATTACATCAGATAACCCCCATGCGTTACATGTTACGGTAGAGGTGGTTGCTTGTGCTAGAACTAAATTTAAGAAAGGAGGTTGACTACGAGTATTTAAACCTTGAAATAATATACCGCTTGATTTTTCTAAATCGTAAGCATAATAAGCCATGTTGGGGAATTTAATAAGATTAGTAGAGCCTAAATCAGAACCAGAGGGAGCAGTTCTAACACCTGAGGCAGGGGTTACACAGTATGAATCATAAGAGTTAGCAGGTAAACCAGATACGGCGGGAATTACTGAATTATAAGTGTATCTATCAACTACGGTTCCCATTGATTTAGCAAGCCCTCCGCCTTGAGTAATTGCGGTAATTAAATAAGGATAAGATTCAGCGGGTCTTGCAAGGTCATTTAAAGGACGGTTAGGGAAGTATTGAGAACCGATTTGACATTGTCTTGAAGATAGTGAAGGGTTAACAGCGTCATAATAACCGTTAGGACAAACAGCACTTTGAGCGATACCGAATTGATGGAAAATTGATTTTACGGAGGTGTTACGAATTTGAAGAAGTAATTGTTGAGCACCATTTGAACCAGTGGGGAGAGATACGGAACTATTAGTGTAAGTTTGAGATTTAATGAACCATTTACCATCGACTAAAGTTTGTTTTAAAAGATTTACGGCGACATCCCCAATATCGATATATTTCATATTTAAATTAAATTCAGATAAGGTAATACCTCCAGAAATAGCGCCAGCACTAGTTGGGGCGCCGTTGCTGTAACTTGTAAGTGGATAAGTGTTTGTGGTCATTAATTGGAGGGATAGGTTCTGAACTGAACCAACCGGAAAGAATTTATCTGAGTTAATACCTATTACTGATAATAAAGGTATACAGAAATTATATCTATAAGTTCCAACAGCGGTTCCCAAGTCAAGACCTGAAGCAGAGTTTCCATCAGAGCCCATAGATACACTGATACCGCCTTGTTTTTCGTTAAGTGAAACAGTATTATTTAATAAATAGTTTTGTAATAAACCATATAAGTTAACTTGTTCAATTGGAACATTATTTGAATATAAAACGAGAGTATCGAACCATGAGGCACCAGAGCCGATAAGATTGAATAAGGGGTTGATTCCAGTCCCTACAGTTGTTACAGTATAACTCATAGTGAATGATAAATTAGTAGATGCACAGTCCATAAAGACGGAGTCAGACATACCAGAGGGGATAGTAAAACTAATTAGTTGTGATGTATAATTACCAAAATTTGTAGTAGTGTTAGTAAAAATGGTTGGAATTGCGGGGCCGGTGACAGAAGTTATACCATCGGGAGATACAGAAACGTTAGTAGCGTTTGCACTTTCAGGAAGTGAGGGAGGGAGTTTATAATCTAATGATGCGGGAAGACCTATTGCGGAAT